TTGGTTAAATGTCTCGGAGAAATAATCGAAGTGGGATCCGGCAGTAAAGTAAACCCCGGCTTCCCAACGGTGGTTAAGATTCAAGTTGGCAGATCCGATAATACCGAACTTGTATCGCTCATTTTCGACTAACAAAACTTTAGCATGGCAGGAATCTATTCGTATTTCCGGAGAGATGTTTGCAGCGAATAAAAGCAAATCTATCTTGTGCCGTTTCACGGTAGTATCGAGCAACATCCGCAGGCTGGTTATCTGACTTTCTTCGGTCAGAAAGAAGAGTGACCGTAGACTGTCTTCCGATATGCTGAATGTAGCTATCCGCACACTTGCCGGCCCGATGGCAGATAAAAGAGTGGGCAACACTTCGTGTATTGCCCATTCTCCCTTGTGCATGAACGGTTCGATAGAGCCGGGACACAATGCAAGCGGAAAGTTATCCTGAAACTTTTTCACCTGATATTTCCTTTTCAATTTCTGCCAGTTCTTTTTCGTATCCGGCAATGCGGCTCATTGCATTGTCGTACACGACCTGACGACCGTCTTCTTTGGCTTTATCGGCGGACCGTTGACTGTTGACAATGTTTTGCTTCAATCGTTTCACATGCCGCGCTAATTCAATGCCACGTACAACCGGGTTATCGCTGAATACCGGGCGTTTGGCATCCAGGTTCAATGTTCCTTTACCTTCGGACCAGGTGTCGATAGCTTTCCAGAGTCTCCGGCGCTCATCATCCAGTTTGCAAAGTTCTTCAGCCAATGTTTTTCGGGCTTCATCTTCGATGTCCGGGTTAGCAATGTCATTGTGCAGGCTGGCGTATAGAGGTGCTATTTCTTTGATTCGGGCGTATGCTTTTTTGATGGATGTCGGCATAGATGCTTCTGTCACAACCTTTACACCGGGGTTGCTCAGTGCGTCTACTTCTTTGCGAAGCTGTTCCAGTTCTGCACGGTGTTCGTCAATCTGTTCCTGAAGCTCTGAGATATCACCGGTATTGTCGCTCCCCTCCAGGTCTTCAATTCGTTCCGTTAACTCTTCGATCTGTTGCTCATGCGTTGCGATGGCGGCAGTTCGTTTCGTCAGTTCTTCCGTGCGTGCCTTTTCGTCTACCTCTTTGGCTTCGATGATAGACTCATTTGCCGCCGGATAAAGTTCCGGAGCTTCGCGGATCTCGCGGGATATCCGTGTCAGGCAGTTGATCAGTTGGGTAAAGTGCGGA